TTAAATTTAAGATTATAATTTCCCGTTGCTTGATCAATATGTGGAATTTTTTTCATTTTATTGATAATTGTTTCCATGAATGAATCAACTTCATTTGGCGGAATATTACCGATATCAATTTTAAAGATACGTTTTTCAGGTGCACGCATAATACGATGTATGAGCATTGCATCTTCCATCATCATTAATTTTTGGAATTCTTTACGTGCTCCTTCTAACATTGATCTACCATATGGTAAAAAGTTAGAATCTGATAACATTCGAAAATGTGCCATTTCAAACACATCAAAGTGAACATTTGGAGATCCTACGTGTTTAAATGTAATTTTATATTCTCCAGTTGCTTCATCATATTCTTCAAATCGTTCAATTTCATAGCTAGACATTGGTCGTGCATTCATTACGCCAATTTCTTCTGCAATATCTAATTTCAAAAAGAAATCACCATATTTTGTCATATTGCGAATCCAGGTCCATAAATTAAATTCAATATTTAAAATATCATAAAATAAGTTATAAAGTATTTTTTGAATTTGTGTGTTATCACTTTTAATTGTTAGTATGTCACCGAATTGATCTGCTAATGTAGATTCATCTGAATATATATCTAGTGCGGAACTAATAATAGGATCTTTATCCATCATTTCATAATCAGCATAAAGCTGCATACGATTCTGATGCATATAGTAATTGGAATCATATCCGCCCATACCGCCAACCATGTGCTTGTTAGCACCATGCATCCTAGTATAGCGGTCTGCTACTTTAGTTTGATTTAAATTACCAACCCCTTGTAAACGGTTAGTATCTACTACACGAAGTTTATCTTTGCCATAGGCACGAACAACGACGTTAGTACTAAATAGGTTTTGTAAACGTTTTCTTAAAGACGCCATAATATATTAATTTTATTATAAATATAACTAGTTACAGAAGCCAGGTTAAATTTTCGTTGTAATGGCCATTATTCCAATTCCAACCTTCTGGAGCATTGTTTGGTTTTCCTGTATAAATAACAGGTTCTGTAGTTTTTTGAAATTGAGACAATGTTCTTTTATTTAATTCAATTCCTTGTTGTCTTAATTTTAAAGTTGTGTCTCTTAACCATAACCCGATACAAAATGACATTACGAGGTCATCATTATATCCTTGTTGAGATTGTGCTTTTCCATTTAACCAAATAAATACAAACAATTCTTGTATTAATCGTTTGCTTCGAATAATTGGTGTGCGTTCTCGCATATACATTTCTAGTGATGATATCATTAATGGTCTAGTACGTGTTGTAGTTGATACTCCAGGAACCATTTGGCTCTTATCTTTCATATCATAACCTTTTTTCAATTGTACATCTGTATCAACGTATCCATCATCTTTATATGTATAAAATAAATTTTCATATCCTCGATCTAATGCTGGTTGTATTGCGGCCCATCCAATATTTGCATTTTCAATTGCTAGCAATGCATTGTTCCACTCTGTTGCAACCGTTACTAACATGTTACCAAAATCCTTAGGAGGTATTTTGCCTTTATATTCTGCAACCTGTCGTACATCTTGTGCATCAATTACATGAAATGCGGACCAGTCAGCGCTATCGCCTCGTGCAACGTCAGCTACTACTATGTAATCGCGATCGTAATTTGGATATTCCCAAACCCAATAACCATTATCAAATCCTCGTTTTTCAATTGGCTCTTGACACTGTGTTTCATATTCTAATAATATAGAACCATCAATTACAGTATGTCCTGATGATACGAAGTCACAATCACATTCTTGAGCAGCACCACGCTCACCCAATAATTGAGTTTGTTGATCTCGCCAGTCTTGATCGCGTTCGGGGTGTACTGTCCAATGCAGTTTAACTGTATGGAATCCATTTATTTTTGATTCAGCATCAGCCCATGTTTGATGAAACCAATTACCAACACCATTCGGTGTAGATAATACAATTGCGCCCCCACCTGTTGACAATGTTGCTTGCGATGCAATCCATATTTCTTCAATGTTACGTATAAAGGCCGCTTCATCAATAATAAGTAGAGATAAGGCTTCAGAACGTGCACCGGTAGTTGCAGATGATACTGCTTTGATTTGCGAGCCGTTTTTGAATTTCAATGAAAGTTTATTGTCTGCTTCAATTGTGCCTTTTAACCAACTAGGCAAATTGTCGTGCATAACACGTACTTTTGTTACTAAGTTTTTTGCTACTTCTTGAGTCGTTGCAATAACAAGTACGTTGAAATCATCTTTGAACAACATGCTCCAAAGAGCAAACCCCGCAGATAAAGTTGAGATACCTAACTGACGAGACTTAAGGATAACACTGTATCTATTATCTCGTAATTCAGTTAATGAATCTTCCTGAAATGGAAATAGGTTAAATTTAATCTTACCTTTTTTCGGGTGTTGAATATAACAATATTGACGCATAAAGAAAACAGGATCTTTCGCACACATTGTGTATTGTTGTTGAATGATCTGTTTTATGTTTGGTTGCGTCATATTATTTTACTAGTTGATTAACTAAAATTCCGGTGCCTAATGCTGATAAAAATCCGAATCCGAACCATAAGCCTTTTTTATCAGACCATTTCGGTTGCATTAATTTAATTTGTTCTTTGTATAAATCAATGTTAGATTTTAACAATTTAATTTCAGTGTCTTGTTCAGCAATATGCATAGAATCTAATGTTATAATTGAATCTTGTTGTTTAACCAATCCTCGATACTTAACAATTAATTCATTATTAATATCGTCTGCTGTCCAAAGCGAATCAATTACAAAAGAAATATCTGCTAACTCAGATTGTGTAAAACATGTATCTGGAGTTGTTTTCCCTTTTTGCGAAAATGCAAGAACTGGAAATAATAAAATGATAATTAATTTTTTCATTTTTTTCTACGTGTTTTTTTCAAAATATTTTCTTTTGCATCTTCAATAGCTACTTCAACAACTTCAATTGTTTCTTTTGCTTGTTCAATTTCAGCAATTTCATTTTTCAACTTAACTGCTTCTTTTTTTGCAGCTACTGTTTTTTCTTTAATTACTTCAATCTTCTTTTCTGTCTCGATAATCTTTTCTGTATTATCTTCAATTTTCTCAGCAATTTTTTCTAATTTTTTTGATTTCTTTTTTGAAGTAAATAGAAAAAATGCAATAATTGCGCCGATACCAACAACGATAGCTACCCAATATTTTTTAATCATTTTCATTTTTTGTTTCCTTGTTTAGATTATTTAAAAAGTTTTCTTTGAATTTATCAAATTGTTTTTGTACTGTTTCTTCGAATTGTTCTGGTGTCATTTTTTCTTTCCACGTTTCAACATCACCATTACCACTACTAACAAATTGAGATGCTTGTGTATATGCTTCTTTCAACATTACAACATCGCGTTCTGCAGAAGCTAACCATGCTAATGCATTTTCCTGTATTTTTTGTTTTTCATATTCTTCATACGTACCTGCAGATTTCATTTCGTGTTCCATGTCGATCGTGCAATCAAAACACATTCCGTGAATCTTACGCATCTTTTGATCTAATTGATGCGATCCAGGACATGTACATACATCTTTTCTACAATTAGGAAACGCCCTAAGCTCTTCTCTAATTTCTTGAAAAATTTCTGAATTTTTTGGTTTTCGAACTCTGAATCCATCACGTTGTTCAATAATGTATGTAATGCCTGTTGCATCAACTTCTTCCCATACATCGCCTACTAGATGACGTTCATTGTCTTTAGCTGTTTTTTCAACATCACTAAACCCTACAGTTTTTTTAGTTTGAAACTTATGGGTACCATCTAACATTTGTGAGATGGCTTTAACATTTTGTAACTTTTTAGACATATAACTTTTTTATTTGTTTGCTAGTTTTTTCAATGCAAATGTTTTTAACATTCTATAAAAATTCTGAACATCTTCTGGTTCTGATTCTCTAAACGTTGAATTTAAAACTTTTGCAATAGATTTCAATCTAGAAATATTTCCACCTTCTTCTTTCAAATGAGTTGAAAATCTTTCAATTGCTAAAGCTTCTTTTGCAGGTGCATCCATTTCTGCACTTGCATCTGGCGCTGGTGTTTCTGCAGGTGTTTCTGGAGTGACTGCTGTTGGCGCTGCTGGAGCTTCAGGTGTGGGTGTTTCTGCAGGTAACTCTGCAGTTGGTGCAGCTGGTGCCTCTGCTGTTGGGTCATCCATTGGCAATTCTTCAATTGCTGGTTCTTGTTCTTCTGGAGCTGCCTCAACTAATCGATTAATCAATTTTCTTCGTACATATTCTCTAACTAAACGTTCTCTTTGCTCGCTAGTTAGTGTTTTAATTTTGCCAGTTAATGTATCTTCAACATCTTTTTCTTCTTTATCTTGACGTTTTTTCATACGTTTCAAAGCTGTTTTAGAATCATAATCGCCATCTTCTAGATCTTTATATAAACGATCATCATCTTTATATGTTGGATACATTTTTCCATCATCTTGCATTTCTTTATCCGTTTTGCGTAAAAGATTAGGTATTGTGTCGCCTGCAGATTTTGGATTCAAGTTTCCTTCTTTATTATCTAATGTATAATCTTTAAGATCTTTACGATAAGTAGGTTTTTTGTTTTCTGGTTTTTTGTATTTGCTTGTATGTTTTTCAGCCATGATTTTTATCCATTTTATATAAATATGTTATCGTGTATATTTCAATACTCCTAGTAGTTGATTAACTGGCGCAAATGCACCTGTCATTTTATATGTGTTGCCTTGGAATGTAAATACAATTCCTTCGGTTGGTACAATTGCATCAAATCCGCCTAGCTTTTGTATGCGTCGAAGTTCTAATTCTAATTTTTGTATTGTAGCAGGATCACCTTTTTCTTGTAAATCTTTGATAAGTTGAGCTAATTCTGTTTTAATGTCTTGAACCGTTTTATCTGGATTTGCTGCTAAATAATTAGTTGCATTTTGTAATACTAATACTCCTAACCGCAAAAAGATTGATTCAAATGGTTCTAAATTTTGTTTTTTGAATTGTTTGAAATCTTTTTTATCAAAATCATCAACCCATGCTAAAAATTCAGGATTTGTAATTTGCTTTTTAAGTATAGATATATTTGTTGATTTATCATTAAATGACCATCGATACATTAATGTATCAACTAACTCATCTGTAATATCATATCCCATTTGTTGAGCTTTAGATTTAATAACATCTCGCCACCATGCCTTATGATATTCGCTGATTAAATCTGTATTTTTAAGATTATATTTTTTTTGTAATTGGTCAATCTCATTAAAGAAGGCTGTTTGTTGATCTTCAAAATCATATACTCGACCTAGTTTAATACGTTGTGGTGGAATAAATGAAAATGTTTTTTGCATATGTGCATTTGCATCTTGAATAATTTTTTGCATCATTGCGCCACCGGTTAGATCAGTTTCAATTACTTTTCCTTTTTCATCATATTCAACTAGATTATGAAATTGTAAGTGAGCTTTATCATATGCAATTACATTTTTAGTTGCTGGATAAATAATTTCCATGTTAGCAAATACTCGTCCATTTTTGAATATTTGATTCAACGTGTTTTCAGGAATTGCTCTAAGAGATTCTGTTAAATCTTCAGCACAAGCTCGATATGCATCTACCACCGGTTGATAATTTGCTCCTGCTTCAGCTCCATTTTTTGTTATAGCTTCTTGTTGTTTGCGTTGAAAATCTGCAATAATTTCAGACGTTGTCATCGGATTAATTATAGTTCCAGATCCTCGTGCAAAACCAATTTCTCCATTCTTCCAAGTTACAAAAATATTCTGTCCGTCAGTTTTTTCAGTAACTGCAGATTCTATATCTAATCGTCCTTCTAATGCTCTAGAAACAATTTCTTTCATATCATTGAATGTCAATCCGTAATCATCCCATGGATGTGCCATATGACCTGCGGCACCTCCTTCAGTAAGTATTTTTGATTCCGTTAATTCAGGATTATTATCATAACCGCATTCATGGCAAACATATAAATCTTTACCACCAGTTTCTGCAGGCCAACTATGTGGACATTTTTTGCATTTAATTCTATTCCCACTTTTAGGCATTATTGATTCAATTTTATAAATTATATCTTTAGGATTATTTGGTTGCCATTGTTTACGTTGTGCTTTAATAGTTCTAGGTATCAATTTAATTTGACCTCGTTGTTGATCAAACTCTAATTGAAATGGCATATGTAATGGAACATCAAATTGGTAATCAGATTCTACTGCTGTTGGATTCCCGGATTGGAATTGTTGCACAATTTTTTCGCCATACTCATCTGATAAATCTCTAAATAGATTTTCTAAGTCTTCTAAACGAATTGTTCCTTCATTTCTAGGATCATTTAATCGTTCAATGAAATGAGTAAACTTGCCTTGGAAATCAACATCAATTCCGTGTCGTTTAAAAAATCTATCAACTATTGGTTCTATTTGTTTTAATTCATCACGAGTAATATAATTTTCTGAAATAATAGATTCTATTAATTTAGCACCTACAACTGTTTTAGCAAAATTATCAAAATCATATACAAACTCTTCACCTCTATGTTTTTCTAGAAAAGAACGCAATTGATCAATTTTTGAATTATGTTTTGATTTTTCTTTAGGATTCATTATTGCTTCAATGACTTCTTGTACATCTTCATGCAGTGCCGCAGACCACCAATCTTTACTAAATACTGCTGCTTCTTGTACTCCTTTTAATATTTGCCAAGCATTTTTTATATATGCATCTTCATATTGAGGATATGATAAACGAAATGTTTCATAATCATTATCTATTAATGTTTGTCGCACAATTGTAGCTGATATCGGTGCTCCGTTATTATATGTTAATGGATCTACATTGATACTTAATTCAGTTCCATCAATTCCAGCTGGCATTTTACGTCCTGTTTTATCGCCAATTGTAATGTATTTATCTACATTAGGAACAAAATCTTTTGTACGAACATAATCATCTCCTTTAGATGATGCTGCCATTGCAAATCGACCTGTCGAATCTTCTGGCAATGCAAATAAGTATTCATATGCCGCCATGATAGGAGAATTAAATTCGGTAGGTTGTATTTTAATTTTTAGATTTGAATTCAATAATTCAAACATTTCCATTGTTTTATTTCGTGTAATTCCGTCTCGTTCTTTTGGTCCAATTAAAAGAATTACTTGTTCTACATTAGGATCTTGTGCATATCGAGTTGCTAATTCTAAATGAGCTCCTGTTAATGGTTTGAATCCGCCAGGAAATAAAACTGTTATTTTGTTCATTGTGTTTCCGTTTTATATAAATATATTATGTCCAAGTACCATATGTTGATAAAATATAATATCCATTAGTAGTATCTCCAGAACTTATTAATTGTATTGATGCAGATGCATCAGTTGTTGCTTTTGTTGTAGAGCCATCAATTTTTGTTGTTGCACCGAATGGATCTAATGTTAATGTATTAGTGCCTCCAATTTTTTTAATATTAAAAATACGTGCCCCTATTCCGGATCCCGCGGTCGTTGCTGGTAATTGTAACGTTATAGTTCCAGCTGATGTATCTATAAATAAATTTGTATCAGTTGTATTAACAGTCTTAGTTCCAGATCCACTAATAAAACGAGATGCTCCAATTCTCATCGAACCTGAATTATTAATTCCTTCTAAAAATGTTTTTTCGAATATTTCTTCAGTACCAGATAATGATCTAGGACTAGTAGAAGATCCACCTTGTGTCGTAATTATATATACGCCGCCTTGTTGTAATTTAACATTTCCCATAAATTATTTTATTGCACTCCCCATATCTCCAATTGAATCATCAATAAATACCGTACGAGATGTCCCAATTTCTAAATAGCATGTTGCAGATTCACCTGAAATGATATTTGGTAAATTAAATCCAGCAATTGGTCTAGTACTAGGAATATCAACATCTAGTATTACTCGTTGTATTTTTTCACCGCCTAATAATCCATCTAATCGTATATTATAACGATATTCATTACCTACCATTCCATTTCCTAGAGCTTGTAAATAACTAGAAGAATTAGCAGAAGTTACTGTTATTGATTTTTGTCGTATTACATTAGAAGTTGAAACACCTGAAAATAAAGCATTACTTGCCGTTACATTACCTTGTGGCGATAATACAAAATTACTTGATGAAATTGAAATAATTCCGTTACTTCCACTAATAAATGATGCAGATGGATTACCAAAAAAGAATTTATTGGTTCTTACGTCTATTTCAGAATCTGATGTACTATATCTAAAATAGCTTGATGTATTTGCGTATAATTCTAATCCAACTCCGTTATATAGTTGACCTTTCGATGTTTGTCCTGGTAATGCAGATCCGGACCATAATAAAAATCCAGCAAATCCAGAATCAAATCCTTCGTATCCTAATGATCTTACAAATCCTGAATTTGGATATCCGCTTATGCCAATACCGCTTTCCAATGAATCTGCAACATATAAAGATCCGGTAAGCATTGAATAATTACCATCAATGTAACGATTTCCGCCTTCCCAATCTTTGTTATAAACATAAGATGTTTGTTTGCTCTTTTCGCCATTTACATTGTAATATTCAACCTTAAATGAAATTTGATTGTTAATTTTATGTGTAGTAGTAACAAATGATTTTATTCTGGTATAGTTAGGAGAATACCCAGGATCATTATCCGATGTAACATGTATATCAGAAACAGTCCATGTACCAGATTCTACAACTAGTAACAACGTGCCGGTGCCGGTATAATCTGAATTAAAATTGAATATTTGATCATCAAATCGTTGTGTTGTCCCATTTACTGTTAATTGTCCAATACGTTTACCTAATTTCTTAGAAAATGTTTGATTGAAAAAATCAGTTGGATCTTGATAAAATGAACTACCAGATAAATAAATTGCTAGTGTTGGTTGCGTGCTACCAGATTGTGTACCTATAGCATCGAGTGTAACTTTATATGAAGAATTTTCTAAAAATACTCCAGCATATGCAGATTTAATTTGTGCTATTGAAACTGATGATGATGCATCTAAATTAATAGCATTAGTTATCAACATTCCGTTTTCAATTGATGCAGTGGTCCAAGTTAAAGTAGGTGCAATTGCTGTTGTTACGCCGTTGTATGAAATTCCTTCCCAATACGTATCAACAATGCTCTGTGTTGCAAATATTCCAATTGATTGATCTGGATATAATGAAGCGGTGCTAGGAACAAATATTTCTGTTTCTTCTAATTCAACATCATTAATTAATTCCCATATACCAACCGTACCATTATTGTTAGTAAATACTTTGATACGAGATACATCACCAGTTGCTGGATCTAAATCTTTAACTTGTATGTATGCGAATGATTCTGAATTTTGAGTTTCAATGTATGTTGGTGACTGTTCATAATACAAAGAAAATGATGATGCATCAAAATTGTTATATTTATGAGATGAAATACTTTGGCTGCTAAATGCTATATACTCTGTATCTAACAATGCTGTAGTTGGGTTTAATATCTTTTTTATCGTAGAGCTATATGCTGTTGTAGATATAGGGAAATTAGGTGTAGGAGTAGGATTTACAGGCGCTGCTACAGTAATTGTTCCTGTAGACATATCAGACGTAAATTTTCCGCCTTGTAATTGTACTGCGGGCTGATTATTATATGTAAAATAACTAACAGTACCGGTATTGTATGTAGGGAATTGTATACTGCCTGAATATATTCGAT